GCTTCACCATGTATTGGCATGGGAAGAAGCACACAACATTACACCAATTCATTCATTTTAAAAATTATGGCTTATCAAGAATTTGATCCAGCACTTACTCTTCCTGTTAACTTTACAGTTAGAGATAATCCATTTGAAAACAGCAAACAAAAATATCCTAAACAAATGCGTTTGTTTATTCCACTAACCTCAATTGATGAATTTTGTAACCATATAAAAGCTGTTGCAAAAACAAAAGTTGAAACTGGAAAAGTTTATGACATGAGAACAAACGAAAGAGAAGAAGTTGAAGGTATTTATTTAAATGGAAATGGTAGGAAAAATACATTTGAAAATGATGAAGATTCATGCTTTGGAACTATAAATCCAAGAAGAATACAAACAGAAGAAGAAACGGAGGACATTCCATTTTGAATCAAAAAGAATATGACGCTGCTATGTCTCGTTTAAATGATCGATATTTAATGGAATCTACCATGACAAATAAAGATTATTTACGAGATAAAAAAGCAATTGAACTTGAATACTTAAAAACTAAATTTAATTCAAATGCTTAATTCCGATTATCTAAAATTAGTTTTTAATACAAATAAAGGTAATTGTACTGTCACCACATCTGGTGATGGTACATGAGTTCTTAAATACGAAGTTTTTAGGAATCTTAATAAAGATGATATAAAAGTGATTATGAAAGAATTAAGCAATAAAATTAATGTAGTTATATAATTCAATGAAAAAAACTAAGTTTCCATCTGATCCATACATAGGTAGAATTTTTTTTGATGGTAAAAAAACTTATGAATATATAACGAATCCTTTTTATAAACAGATTCCAGGAGTTAAACCGCAACCTTGCTGGATTGATATTTCACTAGAATTAAAATGAAAAAAGTACATTCTTCTGTAAAACTTCAAAGATTAAAAAACATTAGACGTAAAAATTTAGAACGAAACTTTTTAGATGTTCAGCTTAAAGGTCAAGATCATTATGTACATATAAAAGAAAATGGAAAAGCACAAGTTGTTTATGAAGAGGGTCGTTGGATTGCAGAACATATTAGAACTGCTGTGCTTAAATTTAATTATGAAGTTGATAAAATTGATAAATTATTAATTCGAGACTTTACTGAAAAAGAAATTAATCAATACGAAAAAGCTTTTTTATAGGGTTAGTTTTTTTTTCTTCTGCTAAACTTTTTTTAACTAAAGCAGCTTCTAGCTCTATTAATCTACCAAGCATTGAAGCAAGAAAAACATCTTGATTCATTTGATGTCTTACTAAGTGAGTGCAATACCTTTTGATATTGTCATAATCTTCACTTTGCATGATGTCTCTGCATCTCATTTCAACAGAAAGTTGAAGTTCAGGAGGTGCTTCTTCAATTTCAATATTCAAAAATTTTTTCATTGTCTTACTGGAAATAATTGTTTTTCTAAAATATCAACAGCACGGTCATCTAAACTATTTGAAGTTTGCTTACAAATTGCACGTAAAAGATCAACGACTAAACGTTTTACAGTTGTAGTTGTAAGAAATGTCATCAATAATGGTTTTAAAATTTTAATCATAATTTATTGTGTTACTTTTCAAACATAGCCTTTTTGCTAGTATTAGACAAGAATCTTTACTTTTATGGCTGAAGAACAAGAAGAAAAAGAAGGTACTGATTGGGCAGAAATCTTTGGTCATGCGGTGCGGTTTATGATTCTTTGCTGGTCGTTAGCAATGATGACTCTTGGATACATGGACAAGATTCGTAATGATGGTGCGTTTTTAGCCGGCCTAACTTCGGGAGTATTAGGATCTTACGGTATCTCTGTTAACAAAAAGAAACCTGCAAACACTGCTAAGATAGTGGACAATAAAGACACTAATGTAGGAATTAAATGAAAAAACTATTTTTGCTTTTTTTACTTACTGGTATGCCTATTTCATATGCTGGTGGAATCAGTCATACAATTTCATCAAGTGTTCAACTTGAAGCAGTATCGGCTGGG